CAAATCCGATGGACATTGATGAAAGTGATTTGCCGTTCTAAAAACAAAAGGAGAAAAACAATGAACAAAAAGATTATTTTAACGACAGCAGCAGTATTGGCAACGGTAGCGACAGCAGGAGGAGTGAAAGCAGATGAATTTAATGGCGATCTCACAAAAGATAGCATCGGACTTACAGCGGAAACCGGAAACAGCACAAGCGCAACAGAAGCGACTGTTTCAAGTGCGCAGGGAGAACACGAAGGAAATCCTGGAAACATCGAAGGAGATCGAGCAGTTGACGAAGAAGATCCAAGCCGAGGAAGCAATGCAACAAGTTTTGCAAAAGATGGGGACATTATCCGAGTAGAGAACCCAGAAGTCGTGATTGACCAAAGCAAAGGTACAGGGAAGTACCAAGGTTTTACCGTAGAGTATAAAAACGTGCATTTTCCAGACGATATGCAAATCAATCAAGGCGACAAAGTCACATTTAACTTACCAGAAGAAATCACGTTCCAGACGGCTTACGAATTTGATGTAACCAATCCAGACAACAACGTGGTCGGTAAGGCTTCGACTGATCCAGCAAGTCAAACGGTGACTACAGTCTTTAATGACTATTTTGCTAACCATCCACTAAACAAGCAAATGTCATTAAAATTAGATGCCAAATGGACCGATAAGGTTGAAAGTGGCAAGCCTGTCACAGTCAATTTCAACGGTACAGTGGTATCTGCGACAATCGGCAAAGAGCAAGAGATCGGTAAAGATGAATTAATCTCGAAATGGGGCAGTCAAGACAAGGAAGACACTACGACAATTAACTGGACGATTCGCTTGAATTATGCACGTAAGACATTGAACTACGTTAAATTGATTGACGAAATGAGCGACAATCAGAAATTGGTTGATGACTACTTCGTCATGAACTATGTGGACAGCATTGATCCGTGGGTTGATAGGGGAAGCGCAATGGACTTGATTAAATCAATGTCTAAGTCTGAACATGGCTTTGAAATCACAATGGACCGCTTGGATCGCATGGTCTATATCTGGTATAAGACCAAGCTGACAAATGCGGTTAAAGATTCAACTAACCCAATCAATAAGGTTGAGTTAAAGGCAGAAAATGACGGGGCTACTTCAAAGAGTTCGGCTCATCTAGTCGGTGGTAAAGGCGATGCAAGCGGTGAGAATAAGCCAGAGACAACATTCGAGATCCCGAAAGAATCTCCAAAAGTTGAAATTCCTGAATTTGAAGGGGGAATCCCTGGCATTCCAGAGGTGCGAGAAAAGCCGGAATACACAGAACCTATTGGAACTGTACCGAATGACTCTCCGATTTTGGAAAAGCCAGAGTGGCACGGTGGCACGGTGCCATTTGATGCACCGCAGATCGACAAACCAGAATGGTCTGGCGGAGTGGTACCGAATGAAGCTCCTATGCTTGAATTGCCAGAGCTTGAAATTCCAGACGAACCAGTGAAGCCAACCCCAGAACCAAAAGCAGATCAACCTCAACCAAAACCAGAACCAAAACAAGACAAACCAAACACTCCTGCACCTAAAACTGAAACTAAAAAGGAAACAGTGGAAGTTGTGAACCAGGGTGAAACCAAGCAAGACGAACCAGTTGAAGCATACAGCGCCCCAGCGGTATTGCCTGCTACTGGATCAGATCTTGGATTGTCACTTGTGGCACTTGGTATCTCAATGGCTACGCTTGCCTTTACTTTGAAGAAAAAAGAAAACTAATGTGAGGGGGATTATTCCCACTTGATGAGGAGAAAGAAAATGAATTTAAGTGATTTTATAGCAGGGTGCGAAAGAATATCTAATTTTACGAACGAGGTCAATATTCATAATCTTATCAGTGATTTAAAAATAATAAACGAATCACAAAAAGTAACAGTTCCTAAGTTTATAGATGATTGGATTTTCAAGGCTCAATTGGTAGATAGACGTAGCATACGTTCTGCATTGGAGACAGCTACGATCAGACTTTATGCCAAAAATAGCGATGAGGTTATCGCTTGGTTAAAAGACATAAGCAATCAAGACACCTTTGCCAGAGCTTGGGCAAATGATTACACAGTTGAAAAAGAACCAAAGTATACAGTTAAGTGTAAATCTACTAAACAATACCTTTCTAATGATGAACTAGGTCCACATTTCGATCCAAGTTTTAGATCTAATTTTACAAAATCTGATCTTGAAGAATTAGGTTTAGGTTGGGTATTCGATTGCGAAGGTATGGAAGTTGAAGAGGTGTGAAAATGAATAAGCAGGAGTTAATTGAGAAATACGAAAAGCTTGAAGGTGTATGTAAGGATCCAGGAGCAGAAATCGCTCGTCTAATTTTTTTAGAAGATTTACGGGGACTAGACGAACCGCAGAAAGTTCAAGTCCCGCAATTTGTGGCGGATTGGTATGAAGCTAACAAAGATGATTTTGAAACCAATCTATTCAGAGCTGTCGATTTAATCCCTAGTGACTACGAAGAAGGCGATTTGAGCGAATTTGAAGAATGGTTGGTAGATAACCACACAGAACCTTTCCAAACGCTTGTTAATATGCACCAATTCGGTTACGTTGTCAAAAAAGAAAGGCGGTATACAGTAAAAATGAGAACAACAAAGCAACCGCTATTTTATAACAGTTTGGAAAAGAGACTATTCTTTTCTTTGGGAGAATTAGCTACTCAATTCACCTTCAAACAACTAGAAGAGGCTGGATTTGGGGAAGTATTTAACAGCCCGTTGTTTGAAGTTGAGGAGGTGGAAGGATGAAAAAGCAGGAATTAATTAAAAAGTACGAGGATCTTTTTGAAAAGCTTTATGTTTTTCCAATCGTTACGATCAACGGAGTTATAGAAGACTTTAAGCAGTTAGATGAACCACAGAAAGTAATGATCCCACGTTTTATTGCCGACTGGATCGTGCAAGCAAAAGAAGACGGGTATAACATCGCTGGTGCGATCAACGAAGCACCAAGAGGTACGGTTGATGATTGGCTTGAGTTAGAAAACGTGGATATATTCGCAGAAGCTTGGGTCAATGGTTACATAGTCAAAAAAGAGAAACGGTATATCGTGAAGGTGAAGGGTATAAGTGCTGTTAATGGGTGTTTGAAATGCGATGTGGATAACTCTAAATGGTTTTTCAGCGGGCCTGAAGAATCCGACCGTTATCGTGCAAAACACACCATCAAAGAACTTGATAAAGCTGGGTTTGGCTGGGTGTTTGATTGTACAGGAATTGAGATTGAGGAGGCAGCGGAATGACATTAGAACAGTTTCTTAGGTCTCTATCACTACTTATGTGGACATCATACTGGTCAGTAATTTTTTATAAGTTCTTTAAAAAAGATAAATATTGAGAGGTAGAAAGATGAGACCAAACAGATATCCATACACTAAAAGTCAGTGGGAAGAAGAAACAACTCTAGTATGTTTTGGTGATGACACTAGTTTTAAATTGAGAGTAGAAAGAAATCGAGTGACGGGAGAAACAAAACAATGAGGATTGTATTTTATCTGAAAGATGGCCATAAGTTCGAAGCGCACGGATGTAGTTGGGATGATTTGGATAGATTGGCCAGTCAATTTAATAATGGGCATCTAATGCGTGTTAAGGGTCTATATATCAATCCGAACGAGTTAATTTCTTATGTGGTATACGATGTTGAGGAAAAATAATGGATCTACAAAACTTTATATATTTACTATTCGCACTAGTCTGGCTCTCTGGTCTGATCTGGGCTAGTGTGATCGCTTTTAAAAACAGGGAGAAAAAATGATGAGTTTGGATAATGTACATATACCAATGCGAGCGAACAGAATTCTATCTATTTCCCAAATAAATGGCAAGCTTGAGATAGCCATACTTGGGGAAGAGTTTTTTGTAACCGATTCATACTTTGAAGATCTGCACGATGCAGTGCTGCCATTTGACAATATAAGAGATTTAAAGCGTATTATTGATCATATCATCGATGTGGAGGACAATAAATGAGGGTATATGTTGTTAGAAAATACCATGGACGCTCAAGTTGGATCGATCCTAAACACTTAGCAAAATACATTGAGAAAGAATTTGAAAATAGACATGACGCACTTGCTTATCGTGAAAGCTTGGGCTTGCAAGGAATTGTGGAAGTCTACACCAAAGAGGTAAATGAATGAATCTAAGAAGTAGATATGGATATTTAATTCTAGCCCTGAAGCAATATCCATTCGAGAAAGAAATCAAGGAACGGATTGAAGAAATTGAAGTACCTTGGAAGCCAACAGATCCAAATACAGGGATTAAGAGCAATAAGGTAATGACTCCAAAAGCTCTGTCCGATATCATCAAGAAAGAATCGGATCCAGAACTACATCGTCTCGAATTGCTCAGAGAAGCAATCAGCACTATCAAGATTTTGACACCAGAAAAACAATGGGCTGCAATTAAAGAAGTATACATTGATGGAACTCTAACTGTTGAAGGGGCGTCGATCAAATACTTGCACTGTAGTAAGTCACTTGCCTACAAGGAAGTGATCGAGCCATTCTTTAGTGGTCTTGAAAAGAAAATCTATGAACTATCTGTGAACACTAAGATTAATATTAATTTGGAAAAAAGTTAAAAATACAGTCGAAAGTGTGGAAAAAATTTAAAAATAAGGTGGTAAAATTATATCATCGGGTAAAACCGAACCGATGGATCCTTATGAAACGGGTTAGGAGTTAGCTCAGTTGGTAGAGCGGTCGGGTTATGACTGGCGTGTCACAGGTTCGAATCCTGTACTCCTAATATCAACCAAGTCAGCACAAGCTGGCTTTTTATTTTACCTTGGAAGGAGGTGAGTCGATGAACATTGTGGACCCAATTAGGGATAAGGATGATATTCAAGCCATGAAGGAATATCTGCGAGAATGGAATGAGCGAAACTACTTGCTCTTTTTATTTGGCATAAATTCCGGATTGCGTGTAGGCGACATACTGCGAATACGAGTAAAAGATGTGCAAGGTTGGTATATCAAAATAAAAGAGCAGAAGACTGGAAAAAGGAAACAGCTAAAGATGACAAAGACTCTGAAGAAAGAAGTCAGAGAGTACATCAAAGATATGCCACTGCATCATTATCTGTTTCAAAGTCGCATCGGAAAAAACAAACCACT